ATCGGAATGCAGGCGCAGATCAAGATGCGCAGGCAGCGTGCCGGCAAGGTGATGAACGATGATCTGAACACGGCCATCGAAAACGCCTGGTTGCAGTGGTGCAAGCGCGAGAATTGCCACGTATCGGGCACGCTGTCGTTCTCCGACATTGAGCGCCTGATGATTTCATCGACGGCCGAGAACGGCGAGGTGCTGGTGCGCCTGGTCAAGGGTAAGGCATTCGGCACGTCGCCGGTCCCGCTGGCGCTGGAGATCATTGAATCCGACCAGCTCATGGATGACCGCAACGGCTCTGAGGCCAACGGCAACATTATTCGCATGGGTGTCGAAAAAGACACGTGGGGCCGCCCGGTCGCATACCATTTTTATCCGCAGCACCCAGGCGACTACCTGTTCAAGCAGGTGACCACCTCAACTTTGAAGCGCGTGCCTGCGGATGAGGTGGTTCACCTGTTTCGCACTGACCGACCCGGCCAGACCAGAGGAATCCCCTGGTTTGCCAGCGCATTGCAGAGGATGCATCAGCTGGCAGGCTTTGAGGAGGCCGAGGTGGTGGCAGCGCGTGCTTCTGCTTCGATCATGGGCTTCATTAAGACGCCAGACGGTGAACTGCAGAGCGATGGCCTGATGTCTGGCCAGCGCGTGACAGACTTCAGCCCTGGCAAGATCGAAGCGCTGGGCCCTGGTGAGGAATTCCAGGAGTTCGTGCCCAACCGCCCTGGCGGAAACTACGACCCGTTCGTGCGTGCGCAGCTGCGAGCGATGGCGGCTGGCATCGGTGTCTCATACGAAACGCTGAGCAAGGATTACAGCCAGTCGAACTACTCGAGCAGCCGTCTGGCGCTGCTGGACGACCGCGATCAGTGGAGGTCCCTGCAGAAATGGATGATCGAGAACTTCCACCAGCGGATTTTCGACGCCTGGCTCGAAATGGCCGTGCTGTCTGGCGCCCTGGAGCTGCCTGGCTACGAGATCGACCCAGAGGCTTACCGCAGCGTGCGCTGGATGCCGCGCGGCTGGTCATGGGTGGACCCAGCGAAGGAAGTTTCCGCTTACAAGGAAGCAGTCCGATGCGGGTTCATGACAATCGCCGACGTGCTGGCAGCCACTGGCAAGGATGTCGAGGAGACATTCCAGCAACGCCGGCGTGAGCTGGACCTGGCCGAGGAGCTGGACCTGGAGTTCGACACCGACCCCGAGGAGTTTGACGGCAAGGGTTCAGCGCAGCCAGCTGAGCCGGCCGAGGGATCTGCACCAGGTACTGCAGCCGCGCCGGCGGCAGAAACTGAGGATGAGGCCGAGGCCGAAGACCCCGCGGCCGAGGATGTTCCGGAAGAGGACGCCGCGGCGGAGTAACCGCGATATCCCGCAGATGCATTTGACGCCGGAATCCACGCCGGCGGATAAATCCCATACAATACCCACATTGGACCACTTCACGTAAGCCATGGACAACGCAGAACGCCTAACGCCCTGGCAGGCCTCGCCTGATCAGGCGCCAGTGGATTCCAAGCGCATTGAGGTCGATGGCCAACTGCGGCTCAAGCTCCCCCAGCTTGTGCGCAGCATGGACGCTCCATCAGATCTGACGGTCGGCGAAGACCGTACTCTCGACCTCTCATTCAGCAGCGAATATCCAGTCGAGCGATGGTTCGGAAATGAAGTCCTGTCGCACGACAAGACCGCCGCCGATATGAGCCGCCTGAACGACGGCGCCCCTCTGTTGTTCAATCACAACATGGATGAGATCATCGGTGTGGTTGAGACCGCTCGCATCGATGGAAAGTCCAAGCGTGGAATGGCCACCGTTCGATTCGCCGACACTGCCCGCGCACGCGAAGTAATGTCGATGGTGAACGACAAGATTATCAGAAACGTTTCGTTCGGATACCGCATCACTGAGATGACGGAAGACGGCGCTGACACATACCGGGCCACCAAATGGCAGCCCTACGAAATCTCGCTTGTCACCATTCCGGCCGACCCCTCTATCGGTGTCGGTCGTTCTGGATCAGCGGATGAATGCGAAGTGAATGTACTTCGCGCCCAGCCAACTGGCGCAGCCGCGCCTTCTCAAAATGAGGTCACTATGACGCAAGCCACCCACGCGGCTGACAACGCCGTGGATATCAAAGTAGTTCAGAGCGAGGCCGTTCACGCGGAGCGCGCACGCATCGCAACGATCAACGCCCTTGGAGAGCGCTTCAAAAACGCTGACCTGGCTCGCAGCTTGGTCGACGGCGGCAAGTCTATCGACGACGCCCGCGCCGCATTCCTCGACAAGATCGGCACCGCCAAGCCTGTGGCTGAAGGCGCATCCGATCTGCCAATGACGGACAAAGAGAAGCGCGACTACTCACTGGTTCGCGCTATCCGCGCCCAGGTCACGGGCAACTGGAAGGAAGCTGGCTTTGAGCGTGAATGCTCGGACGCTATTTCCAAGCGGACAGGCAAGGACACTTCGGGCTTCTTCATGCCGATGAACATCCGCGCGCAGTACGCTACCGGCGCGGCACTCACTGGCGGCACGACTGTTGCCGTTAACCTGTTGGCCACCGACTTCATCGAAGTCTTGCGCAACCAGTCCCGCGTTGTACAGCTCGGCGCTCGGATGTTGAGCGGCTTGCAGGGTAACGTCGACATCCCCCGTCAGATCAGCGCCACAGCCACCTACTGGGTGGCCGAAGGCGCAGACGTGACACAGGCCGAAGCGACGTTCGACAAGATCAGCTTGACGCCCAAGACCGTTGGCGCGCGCTCGAGCATGACCCGCAACATGATGATGCAGTCGACGCCCGATATCGAATTGATCGTGCGCAACGACCTGGCAGCTCAACTGGCACTCGCCATCGACCTGGCAGCAATCAGCGGCACCGGCGCCAGCGGCCAGCCCCGCGGCATTCTCAACACCTCCGGCATCGGTTCTGTTGTCGGCGGCACCAACGGCGCTGCGCTGACCATCGATCACCTGATCGCGCTGGAAACTGCTGTCGCATTCGCCAACGCCCCTGAAGACAACATGGCCTACCTGACGAACGCCAAGGCTGTCGGCGCTCTGAAGGCCCTGAAGTCCACGACCGGCCAATATCTGTGGACTGACAACATCAACGGCCGCCGCGAAGGCACCCCTGGCGAGATCAATGGCTACCCAGTTGCCAGGTCTAACCAGGTCTCCAGCACCGGCACCAAGGGCACCGCATCCGGTATCTGCTCGACCGTTCTGTTCGGCAACTTCTCCGAGCTGATCATCGGCGAGTGGGGTGTTCTGGAAATCCTGCCGAACCCATACGGTACCGGCTTCAACAGCGGCAGCGTGGACATTCGCGCATTGCAGTCTGTGGATCTGGGTGTGCGTCATGCTGCGTCGTTTGCTGCAATCACTGACGCATTGACCAGCTAATCGGCAGTTGAGTGAAGGGGTCGCCGATGGCGGCCCCTTTGCACAAGCCATGCGATGAGGAAATCATGAAATACAAAGTTCGCGACAATTACGTCGTTCACCTCGGCGCAGACTTCTATCGCGGTGGCGAGGTCGTGGAGTTGGATGCCCAACAGGCAGCCGGCTACGCCAACATCATCGAGCCGGCCGAGCCCGAGAAGCCAGCCAAGGCCAAGGCCGCCGCGAAGGCTGAGTGATGCTGGAATTCCCAGATATCTTTCTGGAAGACTTTGGCGTGACTGTCACTAATGGCATCACCACATCCAAAGGCATACTTGATATGCCCAGCGAGGTCATCGCTGGCGGCATGGTCATCACCACCGACTACGCCCTGACGGTGAAGACAAGCGCATTCCCGACACTGAAATACGATGACGCGCTGACCGTGAACGGAGCTGCCTACACGGTCCGGGAAGCGAAGCTGCAGGACGACGGCGCGTTCACCATCGCATACCTGTCGAAGGTCTGAAATGCCAAGCAAGCGAGAAAACATCCTGGCCCGCGTGGCCACGGCATTGGCCGGCACAAGCGGAGTGGGCGCTCGCATTTACCGCAGCCGCGTTGTTCCTTTGGCGCGTGGAGAGGCCCCTGCCCTGGTGATCGAGCCTGTCGGCGACAGCTGCGTTCAGGATACGCTTTCCACTCTGATGTGGACGCTGACATTCCGAGTGTCGATCATCGTGCGCGGCAACGTGCCAGACCAGTTAGCCGACGCGGCAATGATGGACGTGCACAGCAAGCTCATGAGCGACACCACGCTCGACGGCATGGTGATCATCATGCTGCCAACGACCGTGAATTTCGAGATGCTGGAAGCTGACCAGCCCGCCGGCGTGGTGTCTGCTGAATTCTCGGCGCAGTACCGCACCAGCTTAAATTCTCTGAGTTAAAATCGAACCAAATTCGCGAGGTCCAAAATGCCACTGTTAACCCGTAAGCGCACCATCCTGGCCAAAACCGAAACCACGTACGGCACTGATCCTACGCCCACCGGTGCAGCCAATGCTGTTCTGGTGCGCAACATGAGCATCACCCCGATGAACGCAGAGTTGGTGAGCCGCGACCTCGTGCGCCCATACCTGGGCGGCAGCGAGCAGCTCATTGCGTCGTCGTATGTCAGCATCGAGTTTGAGGTCGAAATGGCTGGCTCAGGCACTGCTGGCACGGCTCCAGCCTATGGGTCTCTGCTTAGGGCCTGCGGCATGGCTGAAACAATTCAGGCGGCCGTGTCTGTAACCTACGCTCCCGTTTCTGCGACGTTTTCCAGCGTCACGATCTACTACAACGTAGACGGTGTTTTGCACAAGCTGACCGGCTGCCGCGGCAACGTGGAAATCGATCTGAAGGCCCGTCAGATCCCGGTCTACAAATTCAGCTTCACCGGTCTCTACAACGCGCCGTCGGATGCAGCGATCCCCGTGGTCACATACACCACCTGGCAGACCCCGCTGGCCGCAAACAGCGACAACAGCAGCGGCTTCAGTCTGTTCAGCTACAGCGGCGCGCTGGAGTCCCTGAACCTGAACTTCAACAACGGCATTCAGTACCGCTCCTTGATCGGCGCCGAGGACGTGCTTCTGACCGACCGCCAGGTGGGTGGCCAGATCGTATTTGAGGCCCCAAACATCACGGCGAAAGACTTCTTCGCCCCAGCGCTCTCGGCTGC